CACCGGGTGCCCGGTACGGCTTCAGGGTCCGCGCCATCACTGCGGACACGACTGGACGCTGGTCTACAGAGGTCGAGGCAGTCATGGCGACGGACACGGAGCCGCCGCCGGTTCCGACGGCGCCGGTGCTCACCCAGACGCTCGGCGTCCTGGGCGTCTACTGGGACGGCAAGGGCACCGGCGGGGCGGGCATGCCCTCCGACTTCGCCGGCATCGAGGTATCGGTGCGCGAGCCAGGGCTGACCCCTCAGAAGTTCACGGACATGCCTGTCCCTCTCCAGCGGACCAACCTGGCCGGCCTGGAGATTCGTGAGTGGGAGGTGCGCCTGCGGTCCTACGACCGGGCCGACAACCGCTCAGAGTGGGGGCCGAGCAGCCGCATCACGCTCGCGCAGAACGTCGACGCGGACGCGATTGCGAAGCAGGTCGAGGAGAGGCTCAAGAACAGTGACGCGATGCAGCGAGCGGCCCGCGAAGGCACGCTCAAGGAGATGAAGCACCTCACCGACGCGATGACTCAGGTCGCCGTCAACCTCGTCTCGTCCGGACCCGTCCCGCCGGATAGTGGGACAATAGGGTCCAGCATGTGGATTGCACCCGACGGGCGAATCTTCGTCCTCAGAGCAGAAGGAGACCAGTGATGCAGGCCTACACAGCGACGAAGCAGTGGCGTGACGGGTTCGGCGCCAATGAGACCCGGATCACCGCCGCCGACCTCACCCACATTGAGGACGGCATCTCCGCCGCCACTCAGGGAGTGACCAACCTGGAGACCAAGGTCGCCGGCCAGCCGGCCGAGATTCTGAAGCAGGTCCAGACCATCGCGCAGGGAATCCGGGACATTCTGAGCAAGGCCGTACCGGTCGGCATGATCGCCCTGTACGGCGCCGAAAGGGACCCGGAGGGGTGGATGCGCTGCGACGGCCGCCTGCTCGACCGCACCACCTATGCGAAGCTCTTCTCCGCCATCGGCACCGCCTACGGATTCAGCTCCGCCACCAACTTCCGCCTGCCAGACTTCCGGGACCGTGCGGCCGTCGGAACCGGGAACACCTACCAGGTCGGCAACAAGGGAGGCTCCGGGTCGATCACGCTGAACGTACAGCAGCTGCCCGCCCACACTCACGAGATCGGCGAGGTGGGTGACGTCAATGCCCGCTTTCAGGCCAAGAAGGCGACCCAGGACATCGGGTCGGGCGATTCCGGGAATGGGTACACCTACCTTACCTCCACGGGCACCAGCCGCGGCAACCGGTCCCCGATCGCCGCCACAACCGGCGGGTCACAGCCCGTCGATATCCGGGACCCGTACCTGGCCTGCCCCTACATCATTAGGGTTGCATGATGGCAGGGCCCGCGACTCGAAACGACGCCCCCGAGGGAGGCCGGGGCGGTCAGTACGTCACCGTTCCCGCGTTCGCCGCCCTGGGCCACTCGACCCCGACGAGCTCACGCACCGCGCCGGGGTCAACCATCGTCTACTCCCCGAAGGGCTGGCGCTGGGAGGAGGCCAGTGACAGCTACTCCAAGACAGTCTCCAAGCTCACTGCCGCGACCATGGAGTCGGCTGTCCGCCGCGTCAAGTCCTCCATGGGCGAGGTCTACTACATCCGCGGCACCGCCGACACTCAGCCGCCTTTCGACGGCACTACCGCTGGCGACACGTGCCGGGTCCAGGACGCCCAGACCCTCGACATCGTTGCGGAGTGGCGCTGGGACGGCGCGACCTGGGAGCGGATGAAGGTCACCAGTGAGCAGATCAGCAACCTCGACGTGGGGAAGCTGACCGCAGGCTCAGCCAGCATCGCTGAGGTTACGGCCCGGAAGATCGCCTCCGACGTCGGCCGCTTCCTGGAGATCACGACCGACCAGCTCACCGTGACCGGTAACGCCTCCTTCGTTAACGCCACCGCCCACCACGTGTGGACGGAGATCATCACGGCGGGTCAGGGGGAGTTCGAGCAGATCAAGGCCGGGATGCTGGCCGCCAACTCTGTCAGTGCCTCCAACATCCAGGGCGGGGCTATCGATGGGCAGGTCATCACCGGCGCCACGATCCAGACCGATCGGGCCAGTAACCGCGGGCTGAAACTGTCATCCGAGGGCTTACAGGTCTACTCCCCTCGGGGGTGGAAGTCCCTGGACATTGATGCCCGCACAGGTGAAGTCACCATCAACGGAAGCCTCGGACGCCGAGACACGTGGTCGAAGGTCTGGTTCGACGACATCACGTGGGCGCGGACCGGCACCGACATCTCCCCAACGGGGGCGAAGATCGGGTGCGGTCTCGCGTTCAACTCGCTGGAGGATGACTGGGAGGATGCCGCTCTTTTCATCCAGAAGGACGCTAACACCCATGCGCCCTCGATCACGCTTCAGTCGGCAGCCCCTAAGGGCGCCACGGCGAGGCCGTCCCTTATCCTGGGTACTGAGCAGGTGTCCATTAATATCGGGCCTAACGGTAACTGGGGGTCGCTGGCGATGTCTAGGTACGGGTTCTCCTCCAAAATCGACAACGCAACATTTACGTTCAACGACTCCGGTATCGCCTACCGGAAGATCAACGACGAGAACCACGCCTACTTCGGACTGGGGAGAGACTGGGCAACACTGACCACCCTGGGCAACAAGAACTCCGGTATGTGGGTGAACAACCACGCCACTATATTGGCGTGGCGCAAATATCCGCAGATTTGGTTAGACAACGACGGAATCCACATGAACCCGGAGAAAAAGTTCACGATGCGGGTTCCAAAGCTCACCAAGGAGCGCGGCGGCCTGTGGCTGTCACACGCCTGTACCGAGTCTCCCTACGATGGCGTCGAGTACTGGGAAAATCTCACTCTCGACGGGCAGGGGAGGGCGAGGTGGGAGCTCCCCGACTACGTGCCGAGGATCGCCTCCCCGGTCGCGCCGTGGGTCGTATTCGCCTCGGGCACGGCCTCTGCCGAGATCGACCGCAGCGACCCGGACCTGTGGGCCGTTACCGTAACTGGCGAGCCTGGGGCGCGCGTGGACGTCCTCGTAAAGGGCGCACGCATGGTCAACACCGGGGAGGACGATGCTGACGGCGAGCCGCTCATGAAGGACAACGCCCGTAAGACCAACTGGGAGCTAGGCCCTCCAGGAGGGGGTGAGAACATCGGAGGCGTCTCCGACGACATGTCCCTGCCAGGCACTTACTATGGACCTGCACCCCGCCCCGAAGATTGGAGCAATGAAAATGGAAGCACAGACCAGCCAGGTTGACGCGCTCGCAGTGATAGACGCGCTGACCTTGGAAGTCGCCACCCTGACCCGGCGGGCCGTGGTGGCTGAGCAGCAGGTGGCGGCCCTCATGGCCGAGAAGAACGAGAGCAAGGAGAGCAAATGACCGTAGGGAGCGTGGCCGCGCGCATCGCCCGCCGAATCTGCGACCAGGAGAACGTCGGGTACAGCCAGCCCGACCGGCGCACCTGGTACGCCAACGCCGACTGGGAGGGCCATGTTAGCTCACCCCAGAACGCGGACTGCTCCAGCCTCGTCTGCGGGTCCGTCTGCTACGGCCTGCACGACGCCTATGGCGTCCCGTGGGGTCACGCCGCCCTGCCTGAGATCAATGACCATTGGACGGGGAATATGCGCCCTGGCCTGGAGGCTCGCGGCTTCAATGAGGTCCCGTGGAACGGCTCGGACCTCACCCCTCAGGGTGGGTTCCGTGTTGGCGACGTGATCCTCTCCGCCGCAAATGAGGGCGGTAGGGGGCACGTGGTGATCGCCGTCGAGGACGGGCCTGACCCCCTCGTGTCCGAGGCGTGGATCGCTGAGGATGGGTCGATCGATGGCTACCTAGGCGACTCCACGGGACAGGAGACCCGCACGGTCCGCTACTCCAGCCACCCGCACACGCAGGCGGGGGCGTGGACGAGCTGCCATCGCTTCGACGAGGGGAAGTTCCTGTCACAGTGGCCGGAGTTCTCCAAGGGCCGTCCCGCTCAGGCCGCATCTCCGGCTCCGGCGCAGGCGGCCACCTCGACTCCGTCGGCACCGCAGCACGCTCACGGTATCGACATCTCGTCCTACCAGTCGGGCCTGAACGTGGCCGGGCTGTGGGCCGACTTCGTGATCGTCAAGGCCACCGAGGACGACGACTACGTGAACCCCTACATGGTCTCGCAGGCCAATTCCACGCTGGGGGCCTCGAAGCGCCTCGGGTTCTACCACTTCGCCCGCCCGGGTGACGCGGCTGAGCAGGCCCGCTACTTCGTATCCGCCGTCGGCTCGTTCCGAGGCAAGGCGACTCTCTGGCTCGACTGGGAGGCGAATGCCGTCGAGCAGGGGCCGGGATGGGCGAAGACCTTCCTCGACACGGTGCGCTCCCTGACGGGCTCTACGCCGGGCATCTACATGAACGGCTCGGCCCTGAACGGCTACGACTGGTCCTCGGTCGCCTCCCAGTACCCGCTCTGGTACGCGGGCGGACCCGACTACTCGGACTACGGGTCCTCCTACTCGGACCCGGCAGTGCCGAACGTCTCCTACTGGGGCGCTCCGCTCATCCACCAGTACACCGAGGACGGCCGTCTGCCCGGCTACAACGGCACTCTCGACCTGAACCGACTCCGTGACCGCTCCGCCTGGGACCGGATGATCGGGGGCGGGGCCTCGGCCGCTGTCTCCGCGGCCGCCTCCGGAGAGGCACAGCTCGCCGTGGACGGCGAGTATGGGGCCGCCACCATCGGCCGGCTGAAGTCGGTCATGGGCGCCGTCGGCTACGAGGAGGTCTTCGCCGTCGCCAACCTACGCCGGTTCCTCAACAAGGCGGTGCCGGCCTCCTCGATCCATCAGCTGACCGGCATGTACCGACTGCCGGAGGATCGGGGCTGGGACTCCGACATGGTCAAGGTCTTCCAGTACCTCGTGCTCGCTTGGAACAAGCCTGGAGTGCCGGCTGGCTGGGCCTTCGGGGACTGGGTAGACGGGGACTTCGGCGAGGCCACGATCTCGGCGCTCCAGCTCGCGCTGAACGCGTCCAAGGCCAACAGCTTCCGGCTGTGGTGAGGGCGTGACATCGCTGTAACCTATTGAAGGCTCACAGACTCATAGGGATACACTAAGGGCGGGGACTCAGACGGGTCCCCGCCCTTACCTCTGGAAGGAGCACATGTGAAGTACGCCTCTGCAACGTTCTGGGAGGGTCTCGCCGAGCGAGCCATCTCCACCTTCTCGCAGTCCCTCGTCGGCGCCTTCGGTGTCGGTACCTCGATCTTCGGCCTGGACTGGAAGGGCGCTCTCGGCATCGCCGGAGCCGCCACCATCGCCTCGGTCCTGAAGTCGTTCTCCCTGCCTGAGGAGACCGACCGCGCCGTGGCCGCCTCCGAGCTGGACTCCTACACCCCGCGCCACGCCTCCGGCCAGACTGGTTTGGCGGGCTGAGGTAGCCATGCTCGCCGCAGAGTCGTCCCCGTCGCCGATCGTCGCAGTGCTGACCTCGCCGGATGTCATCGCGGCGGGGACGGCCCTGCTGGTCGCACTCATCACCTGGCTGAAGATCACGATCAACCGCCAGCAGGAACGTCTAGAGGAGAGGATGACCCGTATGAGCGCCCACGTAGTGAGGGCTGCGAACGCCGCGGAGTCGGCCTCGGAGGGCGTGCACAACAACCACGACTCGAACCTGCGGGACGACCTCGACGCCAAGTTCGGGCAGGTCCTGGACGGCCTGGCTCGTCTGACCTCCTCGGTAGACGACCTGCGGGAGTCGGACCGACAGCATGTCGCCCGCATGGCCCGGATCGAGGACCAGATTGAGGGGGTCCGCAATGACGCCCGCACTGACAGGTCCCACCTGTACACGGAGGTCCAGTCATTGCATGATCGGATTGATAGGGTTAAGACTGATACCAATCCGTTACGGCAGGAGCCCCGATGACCTCCCCCACCGCCACGATCACCGGCCGCGTCGTAGGGCCTGACGGCCTGGGGCGCCTGGGCCGGATCACCTTCACCCCCGCCAGCCTCGGCGCCCCGCTCCCGGCCCGTGACATCGTCGCCGGTCGGGCGTCGTTTCGGATCGACACTGACGGATATCTGGTAGGTCAGACGGGCCGCGAGGCGTCCGTCGCCGCGGGAAACTATGAGATAGATCTCAATATCCCCGGGGACCTCGGGGCGCATGTCCGGGCAACTCGGACCCTCGCCGACGGCGAGACGTTCAACATCGCGGACCTTCTCACGGCCATCCCTGCGCCAATTCCGCCCGGCCCGACACCGCAGCCTCCTCAGCCACAACCGCAGCCGCCCAACCCTCCCCAGCCGCCTAGCCCGTCACCGGACCCCGACGCCCGCGGTGTCCGCAATGCGGGACAGCCCGGTATCCTTGAGGCTATCAATAGGTCTGAAGTCATAGACCTAGGCAATGGAGTACTCACCTGGAGGTAGACGGCTATGGCCGATCTCACATGGTACAGCCGAGAGGGCGCCGACCAGCGCTTCCTGACGAAGAGTGAGGCCGCCTCCCTGGCCTCCAAGTCGGAGGTCACTCAGGGCGACGCCGCCCTAGGCAGCCGGATCGACGCCGTCAAGGCCACGGCCGAGGCGGCCCTCCCCTCGTCCACGGCCTCCTCCACCTACGCCACGAAGGCTGAGGTGGAGGCCGTCAAGCAGTCCATCCCCCAGGTCCCGGCGGCCCCGGACCTGTCAGGCTACGCGACCAAGGTCGAGATGCAGGCCGCCGACACCGCGCTCGGTCAGCGCATCGACAGCGTCTCCGGAGTCGCTACCGACGCGGCCACGAAGGCCGAGCTGTCCCAGTACGCGACCACCGCGTCAGTGGCCGGCACCTACGCCACCAAGGAGTCCCTGGCAGGCTACCTGACCGCCGCCGATGCCGAGAGCACCTACGCCACGAAGGCGCAGCTCGCTCAGGCCCAGCTCGGCGGCAACCAGAATGCTCCAGACCTGTCGGGACTGGCCACTAAGGCCGAGATGCGGCAGGCAGACTCCGCCCTCGGAGCCCGCATCGACCAGGTCAAGGCCACCGCTGACGGCGCCCTGTCGGCTACCTCTGCCGCATCTACCTACGCGACCAAGACGGACGTGGCCTCCGCCGACTCCGCCCTCGAGAAGCGCATTGACGCCGTCAAGAAGACCGCCGATGCCGCGCTCTCCACGCCGACGGCTGCTGCCCTGTACGCCACGAAGGGGGAGGTCTCAGCCGCCCGCTCAATCGCTGAGGGGGCACTGCCCAAGGCAGAGGCCGCATCCAAGTACGCCGCCAAGGCGGACCTGTCGGGCTACCTCACCGCGGCGGCGGCAGAGTCCACCTACGCCACCAAGTCGCAGACGGCAGGGATGGGGGAGAGCATCCGCGCCGCCCGAGCGCTGGCAGACGCCGCCCTCCCTAAGACCGATGCCGCCACTACCTACGCCACGAAGAGTGACCTGGCCTCCGTCCGCTCGTCTATCCCGACGGTGCCTCCGGCGCCGGACCTCGCGCCGTACCTGAAGACCGCAGACGCCGACGGCCGCTACGCGTCCAAGGCCGACCTCGCCAAGGCGCAGGCCGGCGGGAACGTGGACCTGTCCTCCTACCTCACTCGGGATGACGCCTACGGCACCTTCGTGCAGCAGCAGAACCTGGATCGCGAGCTGGGCCAGTACGCGACCCTGGAGGCCCTGAACGCGACGACCCTGCGTGTTGACGCTCTCGCCAAGACGATTTCCCCGTTCAGGCCCGGTGAGCGGTACTACTCACCCGTGACCTACTTCTGGCCCGACTACTACCAGAAGGCTCCCAACGTCTCGAAGTGGGGCCAGATTCTTAAGTTCGCCGGCTCCCTCGGCATCGTCATCCTGAACCGCAACAGCGGCAACTGGGACACCTACGACAAGGACTTCGATACCCAGGCGAAGCTGGCCCTGGCCGCCGGCGCCAAGCGGGCCGTGTTCTACGTCAAGACCCAGTACCTCGCAGCGACTCTCCCGAAGGGAGACCCTGGTCGGAACAACGTGCCCAACGTGGACAAGTACACCGAGGACTACATCTTCGGCCAGATCGCCAAGGCGAAGTCCCAGTATGGGGATGTCTGCCAGGGCGTGTTCCTGGATGAGACGATCAACGGCTGGGGCGCTCAGGCCGGCCGGGTGCCCGCCTACAAGCGGCTCATCGACCGCATCCGCACCGCCTACGGCAAGGACTTCCTGATCGTCGTCAACTCGGGCTCGAACATCTCCGAGGAGATGTGCCGCCTGGACTTCGACGTGTGCATGATGTTCGAGAAGGACGCCTCAGCATTCCTGGTCGAAGACCCCGGCACCCCGATCCTCCCCGACCACATGAAGGCGTACCCGTCGACCCGCTGGTGGGCCGTCGTCCACGGAGTCACCTCCGAGAACTACAAGAGTGTGTTCGACAAGGCAGACAAGCTCGGCATCGCGCACCTGTACATCACGGACGGACAGCTGCGCGAGGACCCGCAGCGCGGTGGCCAGTGGGAGCCTGTCGGCAACCCATACGCGAACCCGCCGTCGTCCCACATTCACGAGCTCGTGGTGCCGTGGCTGAAGGGCTACCTACCGCTGAAGCTCGAGGTGGATGAGCTCAGGACTCGCCCCAAGGTTCTCTCGCTCGGCAAGCGTGAGGCAGTACCGTCAGGCACGCCCGCAGGGACGATCATCGTCAGGAAGGACGCATAGTGGCAGACAGCATCTTCCCACCGCTTGGATCGTGGTGGCGTAGCCGGGGCTCTCAGCAGGGGGCGGGGGCGACGCTCCCCGCCGGAGCCTCCACCACCCCCTACGACGGCTCCGCGATGCCTGTAGGATCTCGCAGGTTCACCTTCGAGATCGACTACCGGGACGCAGCTCAGGCTCAGCTAGACCTGCGCGTGAACTGGTTCAACGACCGCAAGGTCAAGCTCGATGGGCCCTACTCCATAGCCTCCGTCACGCTCCCGGCCGATCAGACGAAGGTGCTGGCCGACGTCGAGCTTCCGGCCGGTACGGCGCCCAGGTGGCTGCCGTCGATCGCCGTCCCGGCCGGGTCGGGGGAGGCCGCGATCTCGTCTCTGAAGGTGTACGAGACGCCGGCCAAGCCGAACCCCGTGACCGTGTGGGACGGCGCTAAGGAGGTGCCGGTCGCAGTGACCGTGTGGGACGGGGCCCAGGAAGTGCCCGCAAGTATCGAGTTTCAGGCGTAAGGAGACGCATGTCGGAAGAGAAGTCGAGTCAGTGCCTGCCGTCGCAGGTGACCATCAACATCGGCACGTCGGGGGTGAAGATCAACGACGGCGGCCAGCCCTCGGCACCGGCCGTGGACCTGACGAAGTACGTCACCCGCGAGGCCGCCGACTCGCTCTACGCGCCCCGCACTCAGGTGGAGGCCCTGTCGTCCGTCGCCGCCTCCGCCCAGGCCGCGGCCGACGGCGCCAAGGCGCTGGCCGGCAAGGCGCTGACGAAGGAGGCCGCTGACGCCACGTACACGCCGAAGACTCAGACGGCGGCCATGGGCGACTCGATTCGAGCCGCCCGAGCCGTGGCGGAGGAGGCCAAGGCCGCCGCGAACGACGCACTCGCCAAGGCCACCGAGAAGGGCATCTCGAAGGCTGACGCCGATGCCGCCTACGCCCCGCGGGCTCTGGTCGAGTACGCAGCGGAGGAAGCCCGTAAGTCCGCCGCCGTCGCGGCTGAGGCCAGTAGTAAGGTGCTGGTCATCGACCCAGGTTTCCCTGTCCCTGCGGGGACTGCACGCGGCACTCTCGTGGTACGGCCCGCCAAGATCATGGAGATGGGGCACCGCCAGTTCGCCCCGGTGTCGGCCTGGCCGCGTTTCGCGGGCGTGACCTTCGAGAACGATGGGCTGCACGTGCCGGGAGCTATCGGCTTCCAGCCGAGCCTGGAACAGATGCTCCCATCGATCGGCACGTGGCAGATCAACATCCACTACACATGGAAGGGCAACTTCGACGAGCCGGAAGAGAAGATCCCGGTCTACAACGTTCGCACCTGGGATGAGTTCGGCAACGGCGAAGTCAAGCAGGACGAGGGGCAGAAGATCGGAGAGCTCACCTTGAAGCCCGGCGATCACGTCTCCACCCAGCTGCTCGTCAAGCCGACCACTGACCCAAAGGCGACTGGCTTGTGGGCTCCAAGAATTCAGGCGCCTGCGAACGGTTTCGTGGTGCACGGGGTCTCCGTGGACTACATCGAGAACCCGGACTGACGGCAGCACAAGGCCCCCGCTTGTACCAGGCCGGTTACAAG